ATGCTTGAAAAATGAGGGAAAAACAGTCAGTTCAAACTATCCGCCGAGGAGTTCGAATAGCGGACATTTGGACTGAAAAGTGTGTAAAAACAGTACTTTTCAGTCTTTCTTTTTGCTTCGTGAGATTGTTTTGAGATTCATATTTGAACATTTTCCATATATTCCATGAAAAGAGAATCTGATTGAAATTCCTGTCGAACTGTGGTAGTATTGCAATTATGGAAAAGTGCCCATGACAGGGGCGGTAGCCTCCCGAGCCAATGACCGGTTTGCCGGAATACATAGGAAGGGAGGTGCGTATCATGACAGCTGCGGATATTATTTTAATATTCATTGGGATTATTGGCTTGCTGATATCCTTTGGAAGTTTGATTGTTGCGTTTCTGACCTTTCTCGATAAGAGAAGTAAGAAGAAATAAAAATGCCTAACCTGTCTGCCAACAGGTTAGGCGGTGCTCAATAGAGTATTTTTCCTGATCGAGAGGCATCCACCCTTGGAGTGGGTGCTTTTCTTATGTTCAATATACCACAATCTGTGTAGAGTTTCAAGTGCTTTCTTCTGGCGGCGGTGTCCGGCGGAACTGGTTCAGCCTGTCGGCCAGCTTCTGGTCTTTGTCCGGGTACAGGTGGGAGTAAGTGTCAAGTGTTGTCTTTACTGATTCATGTCCCAGGCGGTCAGCTATCTCCAATGGGGTAAATCCGAGTTCTATCAGCATACTTGCGTGGCTGTGTCGCAGGTCATGTACCCGGATCGGCGTCAGCCCTGCCTTTTCGGATGCCCGCTTTATCTCCTTTTCCAAAGCGGATTTTGTAAAATAGAAGATTCGGTCTCCCTTTCCAATTCCATAAAGCTTCGATATATATTCGTGAATATCATCATACAGAAAATCTGGAATGGAGATACACCGTTTTGCTTTGGGTGTCTTTGGTTCCAGAAACAGTTCCTCACCCTTTACTTTGGCATAATTCTTGTTGATATCCACCCGCTTAGAGGGAAGAATGTCTGTAGGAGTGAGTGCCAGCAGTTCCCCAGACCGCATCCCGGTATAAAACAGCATATCAAAAGCCAGTTTTACGGATGATTTCTGGATGGCGTTGGAAAACTGTTCATATTGTTCCTGTGTCCAGATGTACATTTCGTCTGCTTTGCTTTTCCCCATACTACCGGCGGCCTTGCAGGGATTGAATGCAAGGCGGTAATGGGACACAGCATAATTCATCAGCGCCGAAAGCTGGTTGTTGACCGTTTTTAAATATGTCTGGGAGAATGGTTTTCCGTTTTCGTCCCTGTATGAAATCAATTCATTCTGCCATTTCCGGATTTTTATGGTGTCAATATCGCATACTTTTAGTCTGCCGAAGTAGGGGATCAGCTTGCCCTTGATGATAAAGTGCTTATTCTCCATTGTGGTAGGCTTTAGACGGTGTCCCATGTCTTCCAGATAATTTTCTACGAGGGAAGAAAAGAGTATGTCGCTGGTATTCTTTTCCTGATCCAGAAACGACCGTTCATACTCTTTTGCCTCCCGCTGTGTTTTGAATCCTCTTTTACAGGTATGTTTATTCTGCCCGGTCCAGTCCGTATAATTGAAGGCAGCATACCACATGGTTTTTCCGTTTTTGAGAGTGTATTTATAGGCTGGCATTGATTTTCCTCTTTTAAATTAATTTGCTATATTGAAAAGTTGCAATAATATGCTATAATACGTTTAACAAGAGAGCCAAAGCTAGATGAAACCTAGCTCCCGGCAAAGTAAGAAATAAAAAATAGCGTCTTATCTTGTCAGGATGGGGACGCTATTTTTTACGTATGAAAGTAATCACAAGAGAAATTACTGCACACAACATAATTACAAATGTAAATAAATCACTGTATGTAACCATGGTCATCATCCCCTTTCGTAATGTCCGGGGGTGAAGCATCGCCCAGTCGGCTCTCTGGCCAAGCATACTATTTAGACATATCATTTGCTTGGCTGGGGGCATTATTTAGTTATCGTTTTGAGGGTATATTTGTGTATTGGTATAGAGAGGGATGTCGGTATACCAATACATGATTTGATGAATTAGTTATCACCTTTAAAAAAGCCTCCTCCCACACCTATGGACACCTTAGGCGTATTGGTTTTCGATGTTGTTTTGTAACCACTAACATCTATTTCACCGCTTGATCTGTTGAATTTTACAGTTATGTTCATGTTTTCGGTCACATCTATATCGGTCTGTGTCTTCCTTATGTTTGAAGAAAACAATATAGAGTGGGGGCCAGTGGTTAATGGAATGGTTATACTGCTGTTATTTTCTAAAATATATTCGTCAGCAGCATCCACAGTTACTTTCATTTTTGGGTTTACGAGATACCATTGTTTCTTTCTTGTGATTACAACATCATAAGTTCCGCGGTCTTCCCGCCGTAAAGGCATACCGCAATTTGGACAGGCAGCTGCCTTGTCTGAAATTTCTTTCCCGCATTCTGGGCATTTAATTAAAGCCATATATTATTCTCCTTATGTGTTTTGTTTGTGAGAGTGTTTTTGCCTATAATTCCCTTCGGTACCACTCGAAGGATATTATTTTCCCATGTCTTCGGTTCCTGTCTTTTTCAGTGGTTCGTCCGCTTCAACGGATTCCTCATAGCATTCTAAATATCCTTCGATTCTTAACTTGAATTCATTGCGTTTCTTTTCCGGAAGGCGATAAATCAGATTAAGCCATTCATTTTCTTCGTGGAAAGAATTTTGAGATGTTTCTTTACCAGTCATCAAGTAGTCCATAGTTGTATTGAGCAAATTTGCTACTTTTAACAATTTGTCAGCAGCAGGACAATTTGTATCCCATTTTCTAATAGTCCCTCGGCCAATTCCAATATCTCGTTCTATACTGGCAAAAGTCATGCCTTGAGGCTCGGCAAGGGACTTGATTCTTTCTGTGAGTAGCAAAAAATACCCCCTTTTAGAAATAAATCGAAAATATAACACTTTATTATTGACAAGTAGCAAATATTCGATTATTATAAAAACATAAAACAACAAGTTGCAATAAAAACTTAAACCAATCACCGGCTGCAACCGGAGAAAGGAGCGAAACTATGAGAGAACGTAAAAAACCATGGTTTGACCGATTTTTGAACAGGCATCCATATTTTCCTTTAACAATATCAATTCTTGCGTTGCTTGCTGCCTTTAACAAGGAAATCCGTTGGATTATATCTTGGATAGCCAGCCAGTTATGAAATGAAACAGCCAGCATATTTCGGCATCACATGATTTTATTAGTGCTATAAAAGCTATGACAACCGGAAATTTACCTTGAAAAAAAGATTCTTTTCTATACAAAAAGTATCGCAAGGTTTTGTCAGTTGCCTGAATAAACTTAGGTGCATTAGGATCGGGAACTACTCTGCCGGATGGGGTTACTGTTTGTTTCTGTTGGATTGTAATAAGTTCATGTTTAAGGAACACAGATAATTGCTGGTCATTACAAAAGGTGTATGAAACTTTTTGTTTTTTTAATATGCAATATAATATATGTTTTTCCTTAAAAGATAACATGATTTCGTTATAGTTATCAGCATACATTATTTATTCACCTCCGGGTTGTCCGTTCTGCCGAGCAGGTAGTCAACAGAGTAGTCAAGATAATCGGCAATGCGAGCAAGGCTATCCGATGCGATGGCACGGCCGTGTTGCATATTAGATATAGTGGTTTACAAAAAGCATTTTAACATATTATTGCAACTTGTTAAAGCAAAAAAATATTTAAGGAAGGGAGGAGTTGCATGGGCAAAACAATTACGTCATGGGGCAGACAGTGCAAGGCGCAGATGGTTATAAAAAATCTTTCGCTGGAAGAGCTTTCAGTATCAATAGGTCTTTCACGTACATATATTTCTGCCATTATTAACGGAAGGGTGGCCGCCCCGGATGAGACGGTAAAGAAAATCAGCAAGGCACTTGGGGTGGCTCCGCAGGAGTGCAGCCAGTCCGGGGCATTATGTAAATCATAAAACGTGGAGGTGAAAAAGAAAATGTCAAACATAACAGCGAAGACCAGCGCCAACACATTCTATAAAGCACGACTGTCGGCTTCATCACACAATGAGCAGTTGAGCAGCCGGGAAGGAGCCGCAGACATAATGTCCATCGACAGAGGCCGGCTTTACAGGATTGAAAGCGGAATAGCCAATCCATACCCGGAGGAAATACACCTTATGGCAGATTTGTATAATGCCCCGGAACTGAGAAATTACTTTTGCAAGAACATATGTCCCATTGGCGATGATATTCCCAAAGCTGAGATCGCAGACCTTGACCGGATTACGGTTAGAACATTATCAGCGATTCGGAAACTGGGAGAAACAAAGGAATTATTGCTCGACATTACAGAAGATGGAGTGATTGATGAAACTGAAAAAGATGATATGGAAAAGGTTCTCCAAAACTTGGAAGAGTTAGAACAAATTGCACAGAACATGAAATTGTGGGTAAAGAAAAATTTCCGGGAGGTTAAGTGAATGTATTTGGCACAAAACATAAAGTATCTACGAGAGTATAAGGGTGAATTACAAAAGGACATAGCAGACTTACTCGGTGTATCAATATCGACAATGAGCAAGTATGAAAGTGGAGATTGTGAACCAGACATAGAGAAACTGATAATGCTTGCGGATCTCTTTGGGATTACTGTAGATGATCTGATACGGAAAGAACTGAAACCGCCAATACCACTTTATACCTTAAACATCAGATATATGCGAAAAAAACAAGGAATGCTGCAGGCTGATATCGGCAAACTTATCGGTGTTGGGCAAAAGGAAATAAGCAACTATGAAAAAGGGGATCGGGAAATTCCTCTTACTAAACTCATGATACTGGCTGATTTCTTCGGTGTGACACTGGATGATCTAGTAAAACAAGATTTATCAAAGGAGAAGTGATGTATATGCAGGGAAAAAGAATTACACCCGAGCGAGGAAGGATTTATAAGAACAAAGGCGGTGGAGAGTTTCTTTGTATTCGAGGTTTTGATGGAAATGCAATAATGCAGAACATCGCCAGCGGATGGACTTTTAAGGCAAATGGAGTAATCCAATATGAGCATGATTCAGTTGAATGGGATTATTCCACTGGAGGGCATTTTGAACGATTGTTGAAACGGTGTCGCTTATGTGAGGCGAAATTTGATTTTAGAAAACTGATTATCAATCAGTGCGTAGGAGAATGGACCCTTGGTCTTAGAGTAGGGACGATAAGTGATTTCAGTGATGAAGATAGAGTTTATTTCTGTCCAGAATGCGGCAGAGAATTAACGGATGAAGATTTTGGAAAAAAGGAGTGAATAGCATGGATGGATTAGCGATGGAACCAGGGGTTATACGGAAAAGCACACGAATATTTGTCACTCAGGAAGATGTGGCAATGCTCTTGGGATGTGGAAAAAGCAAAGCATATGACATTGTTCGTGAAGTGAATGAACAGGCTAAGAAGAAAGGGAACCATCCGTTCCCGGCAGGGAAAGCAAATAAGTATCTGTTTTCGGATATTTTTGATATCCCAATGGATGAAGTGGATAAGGTTATTAACGGAGAATAGGAGGTGCGATATGGCATACTACAACACTTGCCCGAATTGTGGTTGTAATCTGGATCCGGGTGAGAAGTGCGATTGCGAAAATGAAAAGGCAAAAAAGCAGGAGAAGAAACGGGAATTTTTTGGCAGGCATTTAAAAATGGAATCCAAAGCCGGACAGCTTGCGTTTGTGTTCGATAACAGGGAGGGCAGCTATGAAAAGAAGATGTGTATTTAGCGTTGCTATTGTAATAATGCTTGCTGCTTTATCAGCTGTGGCACTTGCAAGCAGTCTGGACGGAATGCCAGTGGATGAAAAGTCAGAGCAAAGACCGACATCTGAAACAGCAGCCGAGCCAAAGCAGGCAGTAACGGAAATTGCCCCTACGGAGAACCACACAGAAGCACCTTATCAGTCTATGGTTGCCAGTTTGGATTGGAGTGCAGAAGAATCCTATTTGCTTGCAAAATTGGCTATGGCAGAGGCGGAGAGTGAGGATACAGAGGGAAAAGCCCTCGTAATATTGGTGGTACTCAATCGGGTTTGGGATGATGAAGAATTCCCGGACACCATTGAAGAAGTGATATATCAGCTGGGACAGTTCAGCCCTATAAGCAATGGAAGGTTCGACGGAGTTGAGCCAGATGCGGACTGTTGGGCAGCATTGGATTTAATAATGCAGGATAAATGGGATGAAAGCTATGGCGCCACTTACTTTGAGAGTAAGAGTGAATCCACATGGCATAGCGAAAACCTTACATTCCTGTTCCGTCATGGGAAGCATTATTTTTACATAGACAAGGGGGGATGGTGATTAGAAGAAAGATTATAAAAAACTTGGTAGCCGTTGTATATACTCTGGCAATAACATTTGCTATCGGAAAATGGTCTATCCATGCGGCATATATCGAAAGGGGATATAAGGCGGTTGGTGGAGAATATTGTCTCATATTTATGGCTTGCTGGATGGCATGGAAAACAATCAACTATTTATTCAAAACATTGGAGGGTTTCAAACATGGGCGGAGTTGTAAAAAAGGGAGAAGTAGAGGAACTTCTCGGATGCATGGTAACAGATGAACAGTTCAATGAGGCATTGGGGTATGCCAGAAGGAAGCAGAAATACATACACAGCCAGGAACACAGTACGGTAGTATTACAGCACTGGTATCTCGTAAAGCTGACGGAGGAATATGTCAGAAACCTTGCTTTCTCAAAATTCACTATGGATTTATGCAGCGCACTGTGTGATATGGAAAAAGAGCACTCGGTAAAAAACCAGAGCGCCCCTACAGATAGCCATATTGTAGCATGTTCTGTTTTATAAATCAAGTAAAAAATGCAATATGGAGGTAAAAAATCTATGAATGAATTATCTTTAGTCAAAGAATTCCCAAAGGAAAAATTTAATTTGCTCTGCAATACAGATACGATTGCGACCATTCCGGAAATCAAGTCTCCAGTGGTGCAGCAGGTCTGTCTGGATACGAACCCTGCAAGGGGGGAAGTCTATATCCATCAAAAAGCAAAAGAAGCGTGGACTGACAGAAAAGGAAATTATCATCCTGCAACGCCGGCTTTATATGCTATTACAAAGAACGGTTTAAAAAAGCTTGCTGACGGGGCTGGAATAAAAATGGTATCCAGCGAGCACATAATCCCAGCTACCTGCCAGAAATGTGTTGCGGCCAACCAAAATTGTGGAAAGGTTGTCCAGTGTGGCAACTGCAGGAACAAAGATGTGGCATTCCGGGTGACCATATCCGTCCCACAGCTTACCGGGGAAATCCTGACAGTATCTGATACAAACGAAATTATCGTAGAAAATTCGACCGCAGGGATGACAGACAGCCAGAAAAAGGAGTTTATGAAATACCTGCCGCAGATTTGTGAGGCAAAGGCTTTGAATGGGGCTATCAGGACTGCGCTCCATTTAAAGGGGGCATATACGCTGGAGGAACTGCAGAAGCCTTTTGTAGTGGCATACCTTGTGCCCAATCTGGATAACGAGGAAGTTAAACGTGCTGCCATTGATAACATGTTCCAGTCTTCCGGGCGCCTTTTTGGGGATGTGCCGACTGTGCAGCAAATAGAAACCCGGCCGCCAGAGGGGAATCCGGGGCAGAGCGCGCCGGAAGGGGATTATGACAGTTATGTGGATGGGACATATACAGAAATGGAAGCAGTAGAACATCCGACGCAGCAGGCAGCAGGCCAACAAGGGCAGAGGAATGATTTTTATTGTGATAAGTGTGGGGCGTCGATTGAGGAAAAGGTATGGGACTATTCCATGGAACATTACGATAGGCCGCTTTGTTATAAGTGCCAGAAAATTGTGAAAGGGGGAAAACGACAATGAAAATTTTGCAAACGGCGGACTGGCATCTTGGGACATTCCGCAGCCCGGTCAAAGACGGGGTAAATCTCCGGACAGAAGATACAAAGCGCTGCCTTGATGAACTGGTAAGGGTAGCAAAGGAGGAACAGCCGGATTACTCCCTTATTTCCGGCGATGTATTCCATGTCGGACGCCTTTGGTCCGACAGGTGCTGTGAGGAAATTATCACAGCAATCTACTACATCCGGGAACTGGCGGCGGTATCAAAGCAGGTAATTGTTATGCGTGGTACTCCGAATCATGACGGAGCAGGACAGTTCAATGTTCTCTCTGAAATGTTTGCAGACTACCAGAATGTGCATATTGTTATTGCTCCGCAGGTGATTTCCTTTGATGATGTGGATATTGCAGTGTTACCGGGATTTGATAGGGGAGCTTACAGGGCGAAGTTCCCGGGGTTTTCCAGTGATGAAGAAAACGTGGTATTTACGCAGGAGCTTGTAAACATTGTTACAGGATTAAAGGCACAGTGTGAACCAAATAAGAAGAGCGTGCTTATGGCGCACTATACCGTCCCTGGATGTAATACAGAGAGTGGACAGACAATGATGCTGACACAGTTCGAGCCGATTATTCCGCAAGAGGCATTGATGGCGGCGGGGTATGACCTGGTAGCTCTGGGGCATATCCACAGGCCGCAGAGGATATTGTCGCAGGATTGGTACTATTCCGGTGCGATAAATGCCATGAATTTTAATGACGAGGGGCAGGAAAGAGGGTTCTGGATACATACAGATATGCCATTTGATGGATGGGACAGCAGATTTTACAAGACACCAATCAGGGAGTTTATCACATTTGACTTTACGGATACAGACATTACTGCTATCAACCTTGGACACATTGACGAGGTGGCATTTAATTATTGGAGATATAACGGGGCGGTGCAGGATAAGATTGTCAGAATACATTATACCTGCTCTGCAGATAACAGCAAGGCTTTGAATAAAGCGGTTTTGGAGAGAACGCTGCTTGATGACGGCGCCTTTATGGTTTGGGAAATTCTGCCAGATAAAATAGTTGAATTTGCAAACAGGACAGAGCTTGCAAAGGCAACGGACCCAGAAGCAAACCTCATTAAGTATCTGGAAGAGAAGCAGGTGGAGCCGGAAAAGGTACAGGAGTTGGTGCTGAAGGCAAGACCAATTATCGCAGAGGCAGAGGCGAGTGTGACTGCAGCTGCTAATACCGGAACATTTGAGCCAGTGGAAATTGCAGTTAAGAATTACCGCAATTATGAGGAAGAAACCTTTAATTTCGAGGATATTACATTCTGTACTATCAATGGGCAGAATGGAGCAGGAAAAAGCAGTCTGTTTATGGATGCCATTATTGATTGTCTTTTTGAGGAACCGAGAGAGGGGGTTATCAAAGATGATACAGGGAAATCCCCTTGGCTCAGGAATGATGAAAAAGCACGTTCCGGCTCAATCATGTTCACATTCCGCATAGGCGAGAAGAAATATCGGGTGACAAGAACAAGGGCACGTTCTGGAAAAGGTACTTTGAATATTGCGGAATTTGCAGACGGGGAATGGAAAGACTGCTCCAAGGAACGATATAACGATACCCAGCAGGAAATATTGAACATTCTTGGTATGGATAGTTTCACGTTCAAATCATGCGCCCTTATTATGCAGGACCAGTACGGTTTATTCTTGCAGGCAAAGCCGGAGGAACGTGTGGAAGTGCTCGGCACGCTTCTTGGATTAGGAGTGTACCAAATCATGGAAAAAATTGCGTTTGATAAAGCAAAGATAAACGGTGCAAAGGGCAGGGAGCTAAATCAGGAGGTTGATGTTCACAACAGAACGATTGCTGAATTTGGAAGCCCTGATGAAGAACTTGAAGTGTGCAGGACGGAATTGGCAGGGCATGAGAACAGTCTGCAATTAAAGATCGCAGAGAGGGATAAGCAGAAGCTTATCCTTGCAAACCAACAGGCGGCCGCAGAGAGGCGGGCAAAACTGCTGGCATCTATTACTACTCTGAAGAGCAAAAAGACAGCGACAGAGCAAAGCAGAGCCACTCAGCAGGCAATTATTGACAGTAGTGCAATCATTCTTGAGGGAAAGGCAGAGATTGAGGAAAAGGTTGCTGAACATAATTCTCTGCTGAAACGTGAATTGGAACTGGCAGGGGAATCGGCGCTCTATTCCTCCAAAAAGCAGGAGGCTGAGAACCTTGCAAAACAGGCGGTAACAGAGCAGGAAACCATTGACGCATATAAAGCAAGGATAGAGCAGAAAAATAGAGAGCTGTCATTGGCGCAGCCAACGGATCAGGATTCAGTTGTCAAAGAGAAAGCAGAGTTATACACCCAGAAGAAGACGGAACTAGATGAAATGCAGGAAAAAGCAGTTGTGTACCAGAAAGCAAAGACAGAGCATGCTGCGGCAGTTTTCCGGCATGATGAAATAACAAGGAAGTTTGATACGGAGAAGCAGTCTGCAGACGAGCAGAAAAGGGTGCTGGAAAAGAAAGTGGAAATCCTCAGTGAATCAGGATGTGTTGATATTGATAATGCACACTGTAAATTTTTGCAGGATGCCATTGAGGCGAAAGAGGAGCTGGCGGCGCTTGATGAAATCTATGTGGATATTGCGGCCAGACGTGAAACAGAGCTTGCAAAAACGAAACTGGAAGTTGACGAAAAATTGTCTGCAATGAATGCAATAGAATTTGACGCAGAAGTGCTTTCCACGCTGCAAAAAGAATGTGCCGCACTTCTTCCGTATGTGTCACAGCTTGAGGTTATTAAGCAGCGTGAAGGCAAAATTGCACTGTTAGAGGCTGATATTAAGCATCTGCAGTCAAATATACTCGAAGCAGAAAAAAGGCTTGATGAGGTCAAAACAGAGGGCATGGTGGCAGAAAAAGAGCGTGACTTATATGCGGATGCGTTTTCTATACATGCCAAAGTTCAAAGTGAGATAGTATCACTCGAACCATGGCTTGAAAAAGAAAAGCAGCTGCCAGTGGCAGAAGAAAGAAACCTCACAGCGAAAAATCGTGTATTGGAACTGACAGAGGAACTTCTGAACATTGATACAGATATTGCAGAAAAACAGGAAGAGGCAGACAAAGACAATGATGTTTTGGGCAGCATAGAAGAATTGGAAAATGCCGTTGGCAAAATGGATGCAGAAGTGGATGAATTGAATTCTCTGATTACAGAAAAACAGAAAGAAGTCGGAGCTTTGCAGCAGAAGTCAGGGCAGATTACCAAGCTAAAAAAGGAGATTAAAGGATTGCAGGAGAGGCAGGCGGAGTATGCAAGGGAAACAGCCGACTATGGCACATTAAAGGATGCTTTCAGCCAGAGCGGAGTGCCGCACCAGATAATCCGTTCTATTATTCCGCAGTTGACGACTACCTCCAATACTATACTCGGACAAATGACAGGGGGCAAGATGGGAGTGGAGTTCCGCTTGGAAAGGTTGCAGAAAAATGGAAAGGAAAAAGCATCGCTGGATATTTTTATAGAAGAATATGGAAAGTCGGTGCTACCGTACCTGTCAAAGTCTGGCGGGGAAAAGGTGAAGTCTTCCTTGTCAGTTATTCTTGCATTGGCTGAAATCAAATCATCATCTTCCGGTATCCAGCTGGGAATGCTTTTTATCGATGAGCCCCCGTTTTTGGATGGGGATGGAATACAGGCATATTGTGACGCTTTGGAAACCATTCAGGTCAGGTACCTGGATATTAAAATTATGGCTATTACCCATGATCCGACTATGAAAGCCAGATTTCCTCAGAATTTGGATGTTGTGAAGACGGAGCATGGCAGCAAGGTGATTTATTAAATGCTGTACAGGATGCCATAAACAGCGACATCCCACGCAGGAAAGGAGGAGGCATGGTACACAATTTTGATACGGAGATTGCGGAAAAATATGGGCTTCTGGAAGCAATCCTTCTTACTAATATTTATTATTGGACTGAGAAGAACAGGGCGAATAACATAAATTGTTTTGATGGAAATTACTGGACATATAACAGCACAAGGGCTTTTAATGAGCTGTTCCCATATGTTTCAGAACGGCAGATAAAGAATGCGTTAAAACATCTCCGGGATGAGGGGGTTCTGCTTACAGGGAATTATAATAAAAGTTCATATGACCGTACCTTGTGGTATGCATTGAGCGAAAAAGGACTATCCATTGTGCAAAAATGTCCAATGGAAGGGACAAAAGATGCCAATGGAAAGTGCAGTAATGTCCAACCTATACCAGATAATAAACCAAATAATAAACCAGATGAAACAATAACAGTATCTAACGATACTGTTTGCCGGACAGATGTCCAGCGTGTAATCAGGCATTGGAATAATTTGCAGGATTGTGGGATTAAGGCTGTCAGCAGGGTAAGTGCTGGGACTAAGAGGTATGAATCTTTAATTGCCCGGATAAAGCAGTATGGCATGGATAATGTTCTGGCTGCCATTGACAGGATTAGGGACAGCAATTTTTTACAGGGAGGGAGCAAAAAAGGATGGTTCATAACGTTTGACTGGTTTGTACTGCCTAATAATTTTATTAAAGTTTTAGAGGGAAATTATGACAATCCACCTGAAAGCAAAGGGAGAAATGAATACCAGCAGGCATCTCCTGACAGTGGTTACCCGCCTGAACTGCTGGAACAGCTTGCCAATGAAAGCAGAGGTGATTAGGATGGATGCTTTGGACAGGTATCTCGAAGCGCATCTGGTATTAGGCAGGAAAAGGAATGCTGCCCTGGAGGAGTTTACATGTGCCGAATGCAAAGATACAGGATGGATAATGGTTGAAGATGGTGGTCAGGGGACTGCAAAAAGATGCAGATGCAGGGCTGGGGAACAGATAGGAATGTTAATCAAAAAAAGTGAACTGCCGGAGGAGTTTTTTGCCAACGATTTTAATTCGTTTGATGACAGAAACCATCCTCAATTAGCAAAAGCAAAAAGTATGGCGGTCAGATATGCAGAGACTTTCAATGAGATTGAACATGAGCGGTATAATTCCATCCTTTTTTGCGGGCAGGTTGGTTCTGGAAAGACGCATTTGGGAACGGCCATATGCAGCAGGCTGATAGATAGTGGGATAGTGGTTATGTATATGCCCTATCGGAATGCAGTCACTAAAATCAAACAGCTTGTGACGGATGAAGTGGGGTATGGCAATGAGTTAGACAGATACAGGAAAGCCAGAGTGCTCTATGTTGATGATTTGTTCAAGGGAAAGCTTACCGATGCTGATGTAAATATTATTTATGAGATAGTGAATTACAGATACATGAATAAACTGCCGCTGATTATTTCCACAGAGAAATCAATCGGTGATTTGCTGGATTTTGACGAGGCTATCGGTTCACGGATAATTGAAATGTGCAGAAAAAATATTGTGCAGCTTAAGGGAAAAGAACTGAATTATCGCCTGAGTTTGGGAAGGGGACGGGGAGTAAGTGGCTAAAGTAAAGCGTTTTGTCCAGTTGCAGGACAATGAAAAGGAATTTTTGAAGTTGTTTGATAAGCTTACCTATTCGCGAAGTGCCTGGCAGGTGTGGGAAGATATTATGACCGTTATGGCTTGCAGTATCAGCAATGCAGTTGATAGGACACCAGATAAATTTAAAAGGCGGGAGGAACAGTACAAACGGTCCATTAAAAATCTTGGAGGCGTGGAGATTCCGGCACAGATGCTTGGAATAATCACAATGGCATTAGAACAGAATCCGGACCAGGACTTTTTGGGGAAGCTATATATGAGCTTAAACCTAGGAAATCACTGGAAAGGTCAGTTTTTCACACCATATAATGTCTGCCGAATGATGGCAGAAATGAATTTTGGTGATGGAGTACAAGCCGAGGTTGAAAGGAAAGGACATATATCTGTTTGCGACCCATGCGTTGGCGCCGGAGCGATGCTTATAGCAGCCGCTAATGCAATGAGAAGGGCAAAGCTCAATTACCAGACCAATGCAGTATTTGTAGGACAGGATATTGACCGGATAGTGGCAATGATGGCATATATTCAGATTTCGCTCATTGGATGTCCCGGGTACATCATTATTGGGAACAGCTTAACAAATCCAGCGGCAGGGCATGTGTTATTTCCCCAGGATACAGAAGGGCAGGAAGTATGGATCACACCGCTTTTCATGCATGATATTTGGGAAATGCGCCGAACAAAGGAATTGCTGTTGGGATTATTTGGTGGAACCGCAACCACGTTAAAAACAGTGGAAAAAGAGCACTTTTATATGTTTTTCTATTTTGATGAAAAGGATGGCAACTATGGAAATAAAGGGATTTAACGGAAGTGAGGTTTCTAAGCAGAACAAAGAAGCTTTACAGTCTGAAACATGGCAGGAGGCAAGGAAATTAATGAAAACAGAGATTCAGCACTTTACAGAGGCGCCAGAGATTCAGCATTTTGCAACGGTGAAAGTAAGCAAAAATGATAATGTCTATGGAGTTATTTGGGGAAATGTGGTTAGGGAATATCTCAAGACAGCATATTTCGAGGAAAATGCACAGGCGGATGTTATATCAGATGGCATTACATATAAGGTCTTGAAACGTGAAGAAGTGACAGTTTTCTATGATGCGGATGGTAACACGCTTTTTGATGTGGAAAATAAGCGGCTTGAAAAGGAATATGAATGGGTGATGAATGACGGCGCGAAAGCAGATGCTGAAATTTCAAAATTAGAGGAGAGCGAAACAGATGTGGCTGAGGAAGAAAAAGAGGGTTCATCGGCTGATAAGAGAGAAAGTGTGAAGTCCTATAGTAGCGGCGAAGAAAAACTCATTGCAGAAGAAGATGAAATGATTGCTTCTGTAAAGCCAGAGTTCAAAAAAATAATGCAGGCACAGATGGACTTGATATTTAAGGAGCTGATCAGCTGGACTAAGCAGGATTTGGAGTTTGAGAAAAAAGTTTTGCTCAATCATAAGAGTATGAAACGCTGCATGAAATTTTGTGCTGATAAGGCTATGGGACTTAGAGAACCGTCCGACCAGGAGA